CAACCAGTGCTTTTGCGGGAAGGACGCAAAAGACGTGCATCACACCAACTACAACCGCAGGGGCTTTGAGCACCCCGAGGACGTGATTGCGCTTTGCCGAGAGTGTCACACGCTCTGGCATGAGACGTGGACGTTGCAGGCCAAGGCCGGATTGGAGGCGGCATGAGAATCCGCACCTTGAAGCCGGAATTTTGGGCGCACGAAACGCTGTCTCGACTGCCACATTTTACGCGACTGATGGCAATCGGCCTGCTGAATCTTGCGGACGACGAGGGGTATTTCTACGCCAACCCGATTCTGATACGCGCCGCGCTTTTCCCATTCGTGGACGACTCGGGGACGATTCGGGGAGCGGTCGGGGAGCTGTCCGGTATAGGGTATATCAGGATCGGAATTGACCAAGAAGGGAGGGAGGTTGGGCATGTGGTGAATTTCTCGAAACACCAAAAGGGAGACAAGTTCAAGACTAGCAAACTCAAGGAGTTAGCTACGTTCCCCGACTCATCCCCGACCGTTCCCCTACCTATCCCCGACTCATCCCCGCTGGAACAGGGAACAGGGAACAGGGAACAGGGAACAGGGAAAGCCTCGAAACCGAGGCCGTCAGCAAGTGATTCGGAATGGATGGAACAACTTCAAACGGCAGAGGCGTATCGGCATCTGGACGTGAAGCGAGAACTGTCAAAAGCGGAAGTGTGGTGCAAAACAAATTCACGGCAATGCACTCGCCGATTTTTCACAAACTGGCTTAACAGGGCATCTTCGGACACGCGAACAATTTCAACCGCATCCGCTCCAGCGCGTCAAATGACGGCAGACGACCACGCCGAACAGGAGCGGCGCAAGGCAGCGTGCGACAAAGCCGCACGGGAACAGGCCGAGGAATTGCACCGGATGCTGGAGGAAGCAAACCGCCCGCCATGCGCGCCGGGTGAACTGGAGGAAATCTTCGAGGCATGAAAGCGAAAATCTCAGCGGCGGAAGTCTCAACCCGGCTTGCAGGCAACATGCTTGGCCTCGTCACCTACCTTTTGCCGGGTGGACGGCAGCAAGGCGCAGCGTGGCACGTCGGCGGCGTGAATGGCGAAAGCGGCAAAAGCCTTTCTGTGCATCTGTCCGGCACCTACGCCGGGAACTGGTGCGACTGGAACGGGCAAGAACAGAAAGGCGACGCGCTCGACCTTTGGTGCGCGGTCAAGGGCGTCTCGCTCCCGCAAGCCATCACCGAGGCAAAGGGCTGGCTCGGCATCGTGGAAGAAGCGCCGGCCAAGTCTTACACCCGCCCGCAGGACGACAAGCCCGCAATCAGCGCGGACGGAAGGGCGATGCACTGGATGGTGGACGAGCGGAAGCTCCTGCCGGAAATCGTGAATCGCTACCGCGTGCAAGGCGACGCTGAAAGGCGAGCCATCGTGTTTCCGTCCTACTCGCCAAGCGGCGTGTTGCTCAATCGCTCCTATCGGGCACTCGCGCTGGATGACAAGGGCCGCAAGAAGGTGTGGCAGGACAAGGACGCAGCGCCCTCGCTTTGGGGCTGGCAGTCACTCACGCCGGAGAATTACAAGGCCCGCGAAATCTTGATCTGCGAAGGCCAGATTGACGCGATGACGTGGGCGCAATGGGGAATCCCCGCACTCAGTATCCCGAACGGAAGCGGGCAAACGTGGATCGACTTTGAATGGGACAACTTGGAACCGTTCAAAACGATCTATCTGAGCTTCGACAACGACGGAAAGACCGAGGCCGCACTTGCAACGGCTATCTCTCGGCTCGGAAAGCATCGCGTGCGCGTGGTGAAATTCCCACACAAGGACGCAAACGACGCGCTGAAACAGCACGTCACGGCATACGACGCGCGGCGCTGGCTTGAATCGTCCGAATACCCGACCGTCGCGCACCTGTTCGACGCAGGGCATTTCGGAGAAGCGTGCGCGCGGGAGTTCTTTCGCACGGAGGAAATGCTCGGGCACACGATCCCGCAGACCGTGCATCATCGGGACTGTGCGCTATCGTTCCACTTTCGCCCCGGCGAGCTTACCGTGTGGACTGGAACAAGCGGCCACGGCAAAAGCAGCGTGGTGAATTACGCAATGATTCACCTTGCGATGCAGACGAAAAGGCCGTCGCTCATTATCAGCTTGGAAATGACCCCCGCGAAAGTTCTTCGCCGGATTATCATCGCCATCGGCGCGAGAGTAGCAAACGAAGGGGACGCAAAGAAAATGGCGCAAGCAATGTCGAAGCATCTTTTGTTCTGCGACAAGACGGGCGGCATTTCGCGCGACGTGCTTTTCGAGATGATCAACTACGCGCACGCGCGCTACGGCATCGCGCACCTCGTCATTGACTCACTCATGCGCGTGGAAGGACTGGAGGAAGATTACCCAGCGCAAAACAAATTCGTGACCGACCTGGCGGAATACAGCCGCGCAACCGGCGTGCATGTTCACCTAATCGCGCACCCTCGCAAATCTCCCGGCTCGGACGCACCGCAGGGACACGACATCAAGGGGAGCGGGCACATCCGCGACAACGCCGACAACGTGCTTGTCGTGTGGCGGAATATCGAAATGGAGCGGGCCGCAGAGGAAGGCAAGTCAACCGCTGGAATGATACCGGCAAAAATCATCGTCGAAAAGGATCGCGAAGAAGGCACGTTTCGCGAGTTCTTTTTGGAGTTCAACACCGCGCTGCTTTGCTACGTCAAAAAGAAATAACCCAAACACATCCCACAAATGACCGACCAACCCACACCCGAAACAGATGCCATTTTCCGCGACAACGTGCCGGACGACGCTCAAATCGCGGCCTTGCTCTTCTGCGAGCGGCTGGAGCGCGAGCGCAACGCAGCCCGCGCCGAGCGAGATGAACTCAACAGGCAACTTTTGCTCGCGCTTAAAGGCAAGCGCCCTTACTCGTCGGAATTTGCGGACGAGACAATCGCAGCGCAGGTCAAGCGTATCGCGGAACTGGAAGAAAAGCTGAATGGCTGGTTTTCCGAGCGCAACGCAGCCCGCGCCGACGTTGCGCTGATCACCGCCGAAAACGAACGCCTCGCGACCGGCAATCACTCGATGGAAAAGGAAATCCCCGAGCTACGGCACGCGCTGGAAAAAGCCTTCGCCGAGCGGGACGAGCACATCGCGCGCAACAACGACAGCCTGCTCGCGCTGCACCTCACGACCACCGAGCGGGACGAGGCACGGGCCGACGTTGCGCGGCTGCGGGACGTATTGCAGCGCATCGTCAACAATGGAGGCAGCGCAACGAACGTGATGCTTTTTGACGCACGCACCGCCCTCGCCAAATGAGCACCACCGACCGCGCAGCCATCGTGCTGCAACAGATTGACGACCGAATCGCAGCAATCTCTGGCAACTGGCCTGACGAGTCTCGCGCACTGCGCTGCCTCAAGACGGCGCTTGAGGGGCTGCTGGACGCCGAAGGATGGATTGCAGCCGCGCAAGATGACGCCCTGTCTGCTGAGTCGTATGGCCGCGCAGAGCGATACCGGGAGGCATCGGAAGATTGCGCCGCGCGACTCAACTCCATCCTCGACACATGGGAGGCCACGAAATGATACAGGGCGACTTTTTCCCTGACCTGCCGCGCCGACTCACGCACGAGGAAATCCTCGCCGGGTTTGCCGAGCTGCTGCGCGCGGTGGAGGCGATGGAGTTTTGGGAGCCGTGGCCGTGAACACCCCTAAAAATAAAAATAAATATTGTTGACGCACGGACGACGCCCGCTAGATTCGACCCATGAGCAACACCAGCAGCATCCAAATCGGAACCAAAATCGAACGCATCGCCAGTGGCTACAAGGGAGGCCGCAAGGGCACGGTGATCGAAATCAAAGACGGACGCGCCCGCATCGTGTGGGACGCCGGTCACCCTAGGACGTGGATCAAGTTCGCCGCCCTCCTCGTGCTTGCGGCTCCGGCTGCGCAAACGGTGCGCGGCGAGTGGTTCAAGACTCCCGGAAGCAAGCGTCACAGCGCAATCCGGGTCTGCACCAACGAAGCGAGCGGCATGACATGGCACGAATACCAGAAGCTGTGAGCACGCACTTGACGCGACCGATGCGCGGCTGCCGTCTGCGGGACTGCGGCGCGCCTGACTGCCCTACGTGCATGGGT